TCAATTGACAGTGGAAAAGTAAGACTGCACAACATAGACAGATGTAAACTTGAATACCCGGAATTACGCAAGAGGATCATAGCCCGGGCCTTGGAAGACGGGCCTTCTGTGACCATAGGAATTGAAGAGGTCGCGGCCATGAAAGCTATCGTTGATGACCTTAAACGGGAACCGCAATTGTCTCAGCACGTCATCAGGCCGACAACGCCAAGGGGTGATAAGTTTTCCAGGGCCATGCCTTGGATTTCTCGAGCACAACTGGGATCGATATCGGTATGTCAAGGGTCTTGGAACAATGATTTCTTTGACGAATGCGAGGCGTTTAGCGGGGACGGATCTCATCAACACGATGACCAAGTTGACAGCGTGAGTGGCGGATATTCTCTCTTGACAAATGTAGGAACAATGGGGATGTTAGCTATATGACAGCAATAAAAAAAGCAGCATTGACAAAGTTTACAACTTGGGCAGGGTCCACTATAGCAGCCATAAGTATTGTGGGCTCGGCCTATGCGTGGCACCACTGGCATAGTAACAAGGCAGCAAATTTTATTTATGAGAAAGTCCATGAATGTGTGTTGCCACTTGACATAAAGCTTGATGTGATAATGACCCGGGAACAAAAGGCCCAGGCTGCAGCAATCCTTAAAGAGGTCAGGGCGGAAAGAAATCAAGAATGAAAAGTATATCCGTTAGATATCTACCCGGAGAAGCTGTAAAGATATATGGAATGGACGGATACAGTGGAACAGTTGTCGGGGTAAAGCTGGATATTAATAATCTATTATACAATGTCCAGTACTGGTACAACGGTGAAGTTAAGTATGTTTACCTAATGGAAAATGAAATAGGAGTTTAGTATGAGTGATGTACCGAGCAGGCTATTAATTCAGAACCAGAACATGTACACAAATGTAAGAAGTCTAAACATTTATGACTTTATGCTGCATACCTATGATGGGTCTTTCGGGTATAAGGATGGGTCTTATTACATACCCCACCCGAGAGAAGCATTCTATGAGGACCGGAGAAATCGCTGTCTTTATAAGAACGTTTTTAAACGGGTGATTGACGCTATGATAGTTCCAGTTTACTCTTCGGAAATTATCAGGAAGACGGGCTCGCCATTGTTCGAAGCATTCTTGGAAAACGTAGACGTGGCTGGGACAAAAATGAACATGTTTGCCCAGACTGCGATTAGGTATGCAAGGCTCTTCGGTGTCTCGTTCGTTGTTGTCGATAACTTCATGGCACAGGAAACGGACACGGTCATAGACACGATTGCAAAGCGTGATTATCCGTATGCTTATATCAAGATACCCCAGGAAGTTGTTGAGTATGCATGTAATAAATTCGGGCGTATCACTTCAATAACCTTCTATGACACGGATATTTTCATTGACGGCAAGAGAACACAACAGTTTCGTCGTTGGACAGACACCACATGGGAACTGTTGATAAAGGGAAAAGATAAAGAGTATGTAGTAATTTCTTCAGGGGTTAATCAACTGGGGAAGATTCCTATCATTCCTATTCTTGATTTCTGTTCAACGAAGAACTTAATCAAGATGCCGATGCCTCCGTTCTACGATTTAGCAAATCTTTGTTACTCATTATTTAACAAGGAGAGTGAACTTGACACACTGGAACTTGCACAATGTTTCTCAATTTTTTATACGTCTGGGGTTGAGGTTCAAACTGTTGGGCCGCATAATTACATCAACTGCTCAACGGATAGTAAATTTCCTCCGGGCTTTGCTAGCCCGAATCCTGCAAATCATGATAACTTAATGAAGTCTTGTGATAGACTGCTCAACAACATTTACACATTAGCTTCACAAAATGGTATTAAGATAGCTAATGTTGTTAAGGAATCGGGAGTATCTAAGGAATGGGACTTTCGGGCTGAACAGGTTATCCTTAATGAGACTGCTCATGCCGGAGAAGATCTTGAAGAGGAAATGGCTGATCTGTTTTTTGAATATCTTAATCAGCCCGTGGATTACGAAGTGGAGTACCCTGAAGATTATTCACCGTCCTATAAAAAGGACAAGGTTGCTGAGATCTTGACAATTCTTGAAAGTACTCCACCGCAACCGATTACAGACAGACTGTGGCAGGACTTCTCTATGGAGTACTGGGGTGAGGCCATGGAAATTGAAGAAATTCCTGAGCCTGAACCGGAACCTGTTGTAGAGCCCGTAGTCCCCGAAGAACCAGTGGCAGAAGAGCCGGCTGAATGACTTTCATTACGGATTTTGACCTATACTGGCGTGAGAAGGCTCCACTGATAATAGCGGAGATTTCTGCTTTACGTCCTACAGTTATCAACATGGACGAGATTATCCTACTGGTTCTCAGAAGACATACTTCAGACTTAAGGCCGCAGCTATTAAGTTATTTTACAAGGGCTTATGCCAATAGGCTAGTGGTCTTAAAGTCTGAAGTACCCAATACCTTTAGGGTCAGTAGAAAGTTATCCACAACGATAAATAAACATCTATCATTCTCAGAGATCAGACGGGATATCAAATTAGGAATAAAATCATCCCAGTCCGTTTATCGAACGGCACAGATATTACGGGATAAGGGGTTGTCTAAGGCAGCTATCCCCAAATACCTTAAAGGTTTACAGGATGCGGCCAGGACCACGGCACGGTTGGCACATGACCCACAAAGTTTTCTAAGGCTGCAGAAGAAGATTAAAAATGCACAACGCAACATTGATCGTCTGGTGGATCCTTCGACGTCGACGCTTAAGAGGGCATACCAGGATTTGATTGAGGCATCTACCACATACAGTGAGTCATCTTATGCAAAGGCCGTGCAATTTGCCGTGAAGGCAAAGCAAAAATATCAAACAGAGCGGTTGGTACGTAACGAGGTTACTCGAGCATATGCCGAGGCCAGTCAGGTTGATTTGAAGACTGATCCTGATGCCATAGGGTGGCGATCGGTTCTATCGTCTGGTGATAGTGCCTGTGATATCTGTGTCGACAAGGCTACAGATGATAATTATGGCCTTGGCCCTGGAGGATTTCCGAAGAGAATACCTATCGGAATTCCATATCATCCCGGTTGCCAATGTTCCACAGAAAAAATTTATCGTTAATGGAGAATTTTTTATGCCAAATTCGGACATGCGGACCATCTTCAGAAAGTATCTAAAGGATAATTTTATTGAAACAGGGTGTTACATGGGCAGGGGCATACAGGCCGCTTTAGATGTAGGGTTTAAAAAAATATATTCGATAGAATTATCTGATAGATTTTATGATTTGTGTTCGATTAAATTTAAAAATAACCCACAGGTTAAAATCATAAAAGGTGATTCTGCCACGGTTCTGGGCCAGTTACTTTCAGAAATTAAGGATGAAACAACGTTCTGGCTTGATGGCCATTTTTCAGGGGAAGGAACGGCTCGGGGTCTATTTTCAAGCCCATTATTAGAAGAATTACGGCAGATAAAAGATCATGACATAAAAACCCATACTATAATAGTAGATGATTTGAGGTGTTGGTCCAAAAATGATCCGAAAATAGGATTTGATGCTCAGGACATTAAAAAAGTTTTACTGGATATAAACCCTTCGTATCATATTGCTTATGAATGCGGCACTGTCCCAGATGATATAATAGTCGCAGTTGCATATCCGCATATAAAATAAAATTCCTAATAATTCCAGGTAATTATAAGTAAATATCTGAATATTTTATAAGAAAAATCTTAACCCGTTGAGGTCCTATGCTGTTAGACGACGTTTTGAAGAAGTTGAATGAAGAAGAGAAGACGGTTGTAAATTCCGCTATCGAAGCGGAAAAGACACGAGGAATAGACGAGAGCAGGAAAAAGGGTCAGTCGGTCACAAAGTTTATGACCGAACTCAATCGTCTAAAAGATGTGATAAGGAATGCCGGCCTGGATCCGGAAGCGGACGTCGAAGAACAGATAGTAGCGCTTAAGGACGGTCTGAAAGAAAAGCCCAAGAGTGACCTTGAAAGACAGGTCTTGACACTAAGCAAACAGGTTAAGATTTTGACAGATGGAATGGCTGAGAAAACGAAAGAGGCCGAGACTGAAAAGGGAAAATATCGAAATACGAAATTGACCCAGGTCCTGGGTACCAGTCTCGGTGAAAAAATTCATGCATCGGATTTTGTTATAAAGGGTCTCATAAGAGACGGAAAAGTTAAACTTGACGAAAACGAAAATCCGGTGTGGGTAGATGGTGAAAATGAAATCGAATTCGGAAAAGGCGTTGAAACTTTTCTGAAGCAGAATAATGGTATCGTAAAAACAACGCAGACTCCGGGGGCAGGGAGTACTCCAGGCAACGGCAAATCTGCAAAAACAATGGCACGGGCTGAGTTTGATAATTTGGCACCGGCTAATAAAATGGCCTTCATGAAAGATGGTGGCCAATTACAGTAACAGGAGATTTTTATGGCTAATTCGCTTAGTAATCTTGCCCCGACGATTTATGCGGCCCTTGACGTTGTGTCAAGAGAGCAGATTGGTATGATTCCTGCAGTGTTTAAAGATGCACAGTCAAGTACTGCAATGCTCAATCAGACTGTACGTATCCCGATTGTTCCCTCTTATACATCTGCTACGATCGCTCCGGGAGCATATGGACCGTCGCCTTCTGATTCCACGGTGTCAAGCACTACGTTGACAATCAGCAACAACGAGTCAGTTGCCTTTTACTGGGAAGCGGACGAATTTGGTCTTCCGAGTTACAACGTTATGCTTCAGGACCAGTTCGCTCAATCGATGCGGACCCTGTCCAACAAGATTGAGTCGGATCTTTGCGGGCTGTACAAAAAGGCATCGCGTGGTTACGGTACTGCCGCAACCAATCCTTTCGACGGTACAAATCTTGACGGTCCTGCTCAAGTACGGAAAATCCTCGAGGATAATGGAGCACCTACCGGAGCTCTTCGTCTTGTTGTCAATACAGCTGCTGCTTCCAAGGCACGGCAGACAGGTATTCTGACCAAGGCTAACGAAGCCGGATCAGCCTCTACTCTCCGTACAGGTGCGGTTGGGGATGTGTTGGGACTTCAGATTGGTATTTCCGGTCAGGTCAAGAAACATACCCCGGTTGGTACATGCAGTGGTATTACTACTAATGGTGCAACTGCCGTTGGTGAAACTGCCATTGATATGGACGCTGGGTCAGGTACTATCATAGCGGGTGATGCAGTCACGTTTGGGACGTATACAGACTATGGTAAATACATTACCACAACCGCTCTTGGCACAGGTGTGTTGACAATTGGGGCACCGGGTTGCATGGAGATCATAGCTGGTGACACAACCGCTACAGTTTCCGCTGCCTATACGGCCAACATGGCTTTCGCTACCAACGCTATTGCTTTGGCAACTCGTGTGCCTGCAATGCCCGCTGGTGGTGACAGTGCTTCGGACGTTATGGTTGTTACGGACCCGATCAGCGGACTTTCGTTCCAGATCGCAGAATACAGACAGTATCGTAGGATCGCTTATGAGGTCGGTATCGCTTGGGGTGTGTTAGCGGTTAAGCCCGCCCACATTGCCTTGCTGATGGGCTAAGCGATGCGTGAGATGTCAATCAAGGTACGGAGAGACGTACCAACCAGGCCAGGCGGACCAGTAACAGCTGAGGCCAATGTTGCCGACATAGCTGCGTGGGTCGGGGCCGGATGGGCAATTGAAACGCCCGGGTTGACATTACGCTTTACCAAGGACCCGGTAAATCCAGATGTTGTTCAAACGGAGACAATTGATGTGTCTCCGTTTGAATACTCACTTTGGGTAAACAGGGGATGGCATTTGTGGTGTTTCAACAACACTCAAATTAAACGTCCTGTAGGACGACCGAAAAAAGTCTGAGG